AAAAATGTAACTACTCAGCACCCCTATAGAAAACTTCTCGTTAATAAAGCATAAACTTGATTTTGCTTATTTTCTTCATCATTACAAACTTTTTAATGATTGAGTCGATGAGGACGTAGGCTGTTTAAAACAGTTCATTTAACGAGTTCTTTTCCGATGATGCCTCCAACATGTCTCCTTTGTCTATTATCGCCTTTCAACAGATTATCTGCCAGGAGATGCGTTTTTGCATTCCCCGTAAGTCAAAAGTCTGCGTTAAGGGATGTAAATCGTGATTTTGCCATGTGGAGAAAAATGCTTATCTTTGCACCAAAAAATGGCAAGCGACTGTACTGACATAGATGTTGTTTTGCGCCAGATAAACCAGCGTCTGCGCAAACTTGAGAAGTCCGACTCCGAGAAGACTGAGGAGATCGGACGCCTCAACCGTGTCATTAACCAGAAGGACGTGGAGATACATAATCTAAAGACAGAACTTGCTTCCACAAAGGCAGAACTTGCCGTTGCTAAAGAGCGCATCAAGGAACTCGAGGGAGCTGATGACGATACATCAAGTACACCAGGAAAGCCCGAGAAAAACAGCAGTAACAGCAGTATCCCTCCATCCCAAGAAAGTATCGCTTCCCGTGAGCTGCGCAGGACAAAGTCTCTTCGCAAGCCAAGCGGAAAGCCG